AAACCAATCTGAATCTCGTCGTCGTAGAACACGATCGGCGTACCGTCACTAAGCGTATACATCTTACCAAAAGCAAAAGGAATGTTTGAAATCTTCTTACACTTCTTATAATTGGTAAGGAACTTGATGGCATCCAGGAAACTAGGTGTCTCCTCCTTCAGGGTGCTAAAATCAAAACTAATAGGCTTACTATCAAACAGATAACTGTTCTTCTTCTTTATATCAGCAAGAATAATGTCATCCAAAATCTCGGAGTAATTCGGCTCATAATGAAGCTTATTGTTGAGAAGAAAAGTAAAACCGTTGTTGTTATTATTATTAGTCTTATTAGTCTTAAAAGTTGCTGTCATCATAATATTCAGTCTGTTTTTATGTTAATACTTCGTCAGACGCATTAACTTTCAACCAGATTGTTAAACATCAAGTCGTTCTCAAATTCGAGGATACACGGCTTTCCTGCATCTCTATTCTTCAGGATATGCATGTATACTTTATTTTGTGTAGGTAGATGATTGGGACCGTACTCTTGAATGTTCAATATCTCTGGTCGTTGTAAGACCATTACGTAATCGCTGGCCTGAAACATTGCGTCAGACGACGATAAATCACTTCTCATCGGATAATGACCCAATGGGTTGTTGATTCTTTCTGATGACTCTATATTTCTATTCATCTGTGCAATCTGGATCACAGACGTGAGCGGCAATTTTTTCGTTTGAATTAATACTCGTTCAAGCTCACTTATTGTGTCTAACTGCGAACCTATCGGTTTGGTCAACAGTGTATGATCCAGAGTTACAATAAAATGTTTACCAGTACCTTTTACATACTGATTATAGAAACTATTTATGATTTCTTCTATCTGCATAGGAGTACAAGGCTTCTCTACAAAGTAGATAGGATACTCCTTTAGCTTGTTGGATACTGAAATGACTTTTCTGAAGGTCTCATCATCCAGGTCCGTTTCCGAACTATACAAAGTAGAAGTCGTTTTCCTCAGCTTATTGGAAAGCGTTCTTCCTATTTGCCTAAATCCAACCATCTCTAGTGAGAAGTTTAGAATAATCATGTCATCAGAAGGATTCAAATCAATTAAATCGGTAGTCATAGTATTTACAAAACTACTCTTACCAGTTCCTGAAATACCAGCTATGGTATAAACGGTATTGGGTTCAATACCTCCCATACACTGCTTATTGAACTTCACCCATCGTGTCTTTAAAGACGTAACACTATGACTTCTACGTCCTTCGATATAGTTGATTGCTTCTTGAGCTACAACTCGTATAGGTCGTATAATGTTAGATAAGTTCTGTTCCATAAGAATTTACTGTTTTTTGTTCAGTATCCTGCATTTCTTCCTCAATCGCTTCCCATTGTGAACGCGTTAGCCAATTCCACATAGTCATCATATAGCTTAAGCTACCCTCACGCATACGCTTAGAAACTTCATAATCAAGACACTTGATCAGATGTTCTGCCATAGCTGAGCTTCTTCCACACTTGGTGTTGAAGAAATGTCGACATTTGTTTACATTAGCACGTAGATAAGATTTACTCCCATCTACTCGTGTTACATACACTGGGTACATATCATAAAAGACATCGAAATAATCTTTCTTTGGCAATACAGATTGTTTAAGCTTATCTGTAGGCTGATATGTAATTGACTCACCACTCTCTATCGCGGTTACTAGTTCTTGAGAGACTAAGTATGATATTTCGTCGTCGCTTATAAGGCTGATAACGTTGCGGACGTCTTGATATTTTGGTTGATTCTTACCCAATACCATACTTAGGAATACTAACTGATTCATAGATAAACCTGGAAACTCGTCCAGGATTTTTGTGTTTAATTCAATAATCATACTTGCTGATCGTTAAATAAACTTAGTTGCTGTTCAGTGAAGTCTGCAACTATTTTTTTGGCTTCACTGATATAGTAACGATAGTTAATCTTTCGACTCTCTATCGGTCGTTCATCAAACTTATTCAGGATTGTTACTCCCGATTTTGTTAGCATATTAGACCGCGATTCTTCAGATTCAAATTCATTCCAATGACTTGAGTCTGTAGGCTTTTCG